GCTGGGTTGAGCGATGGCAAGAAGGTGACTGACGGGCTTCTCGGCTTCGTCGGCGCCGGAGGTGCATTGGGCAGCGTCCCTAAAGGTTCCCTTGCTGCCAACGTCTACCAAGGCGGGCCACACAAGTACGGCCCCGAAGGTGCGGCGAAGTCTCTTGAGCATATCGGCAAGGGCGAAGGCGCTCAGGCTTATGGGTGGGGGCGGTATGATGCTGAGAGTCCAGAAGTTGCAGAAATGTATCGGAAGCAGCTATCCCAAGATTTTTGGCAAACGCCAGACGGAGAATTGTTTGACCCGTCAACACTTGAGCACTTAAACGCTCGCTCAGTCATCTCAAGAAACCCCGACATTGACGCGGCGCTACCTAAACTCCGCGAAATTGCAGAAAAGCAAGTAGGAACAGACACGGGCGCAATGATGGCGCGGGATGTCGCAAAATTAGAGGCGCTAAGCAAAAAGGGTGGTTTAACAAATACGGGCGGCCACCTCTACACCCACGACCTACCCGACGAAGACATAGCACGCTACCTTGATTGGGATGCGAAATTCAAAAGCCAGCCAGACGCGGTAAAGTCGGGTATTGTTTCTTTGCGTGATAGTTTGCCAGAAGGCAGCGCGAGCAAGACCCTCGTCGATGAAATGATCGACGGCCACCCTCAAAGTAGGGTTTATGACAATTTCGGTGTTCAGCTGTATTCAAATCTAAAAAGAGACTTAGGTTCCGACAAAGCCGCATCCGAAGCCCTAGCCCGCTCTGGCATCCCCGGCCTTAAATACTATGACGGCATGAGCCGCAATCCTCGCAAAGGCGAAGTCGTAAGAGATGGGGGCAAGTGGAAAGCAGAATACAGCGCATCAAACGGGAACGGTTTAGGCGGGATCAAATCCTTTGACACCAAAGAAGCTGCTGATAGTTGGTTAAAGTCTAAAGTTGATGGCACCCGCAACTTCGTCACATGGGATCAAGACGTTCTCAACCGCATGAAGATGCTAGAGCGTAACGGCGAGACGTTCTACGCAAATAAAGGTTTTGGAAAGGCCGGTAATGCGGCGGCTATAGTCAACGCCGCAGCCGACGACGCTGAGAAGACTAAAGGCTTGCTCGACATGATAGCGGCGAGCGGTAAGAATTACGACGCGCCCTATTCGAATTACACGCTTCCCGGCGACGACGTTAAGCGCCTGATGGAAGGCACTAAAGTTAAGGCCACGTCAGACTACGTCCCTGAGCGGTCGATGTCTCCAGAGGATCTGCCAAGCGACGGGTTTCTTTTAAACCTTGTCGGTGACCGCACGAACGTGGGTCTGCTTGAAGAGATCGCCGGTCAGAAGTTAGCGAAGCCGATTGTCCTTGATGGTGGTCGCGGCTACATGCGGAACAAAGACACGGGCGCATGGGCGTCCGACGAAAACGTCACCAAGAAATTATCGAACAAGGTTCAGAGCGCAGACGGGCGCCCCGTATTCGGCGCGTATAATGCGATGGCCGGCACTGGTAGCGACTTTGCCAACATGACCCGTGACGTAGCTCTGCGCAACTTCGACCCCAAAGCTATCGACAAAAAAGTCCGCAAGAGTTTTGATAAAAAATTCAAAGACGCCGCCGCATTTAAAAAATTAACAGCAGATTTCCCTGGTATTGATTCGCCAGACCTTGATGCCTGGATGAATAAATCAGGCACGCGGCGTTCAGCGTTGTTCGATTTTATGGATAAGTCTGAATGGAAAAAGGCCGGGTTCCCTGACGTGACTGAGGCGCGTTTTGCGATTCAAGACCCTAAGCTGCGCGACAACCCTAACGGCGTTGAGCAGATGGCCGGCCAGTCAATCGCGCGTATGGATCCAACGGGAAAACTATCACCCGTCAAAGACCTTGGGTCTAGCCACGGAACATACCCCGTCGACCTTGCCGGCGAATATGTTGGTGGGATTGAAGGTGGTGTGCCGCGAAGCATTTTGTTTAGCGACTGGGTGGATGCTAGGCGAGCGAAAGGGGTTGCCCCATCTGGCGACAACCGAGCTTTTCAGATGTCAACGGTACTTCAACCCACAAACCAAAAGTGGCTTGATGGTGTGATGCAGTATCTGGAAACTATGAAGCAACAAACCCGTCAGCGATAAACTGATTTGGGTCAACGCCCCTCTCAGCGAAGAGGCGCTCTTGCAACTTTAGCAGGTCCGACTTCGTCTGTTCAGGAAGGTCATCGAAGCAACCGACGCCAGCTTTAGCCATTGCGTCAGCGGCGGCTAACTCCAAGTCACAGAACGTGTCTGTGGCGACATCTTGATGTTGTGTAACGCTCATTTCGATACCTCCGTTAAGGGCAAGAAGTATAGGTTTTTATGACCAAAAAGTCCACTGAAATCGCCCTAACGGAACAGGAGCGGGGGCTACTGCTATTGAAGCGCGACCCGGCACTTTTCGTGCGTGAGGTCTTGGGCGCTGACCCAGAGGTGTGGCAAGTCGAGGCGCTGCAAGCAATCGCAGACGGCGACCGGGTTGCCATCAAGTCAGGCCACGGCGTCGGCAAGTCGTGCTTCCAGTCTTGGATGGTTCTGTGGTTCTTGTCCACGCACTACCCGGCGAAGATCGTCTTAACGGCGAACACGTCGGCGCAGTTGAACGACGTGTTGATGTCGGAGATTAATAAATGGCATCGGCAGATGAAGCCGGCGTTCAGAGACCAGATTGAAGTTAAGTCAGACCGCGTCGAATTGAAGTCGGCGCCAACGGAGTCGTTCGCAGCATGCCGTACATCCCGACGTGAAAACCCGGAAGCACTGCAGGGCTTTCACGCCGACAACATGCTCTTTCTTATCGACGAGGCGTCGGGCATTGACGACATCGTATTTGAGGTTGCGTCTGGCGCACTTTCGACGAAGGGGGCGAAGCAGGTTCTAACCGGAAACCCGACGCGGACATCCGGCTACTTCTTCGACGCGTTCAATAAGATGCGCGAAAACTGGACGTGCATGACGGTGTCGTGCGCTGACAGCACGCGTGTGGATCCTCAGTTCATTGAGGATATGAAGAAGCAATACGGCGAGGATTCATCGATCTACGGCGTGCGCGTCTTGGGCGAGTTTCCAAAACAAGACGACGACGTCCTCATCCCGCTGCACTTGGTCGAGAGTGCAGTGTCGCGCGACGTTGACCCGGCGGGCCAGATCGTCTGGGGCTTGGACGTGGCACGCTTCGGCGCTGACCGTTCGTGTCTCGTTAAACGTCAAGGCAACACCGTGATGGATGACATCAAGGTGTGGCAAGGCAAAGACTTGATGCAGTTATGCGGCATCGTGAACGCTGAGTACATGCTTGAGAACGACGACCGTCGGCCCATTGAGATAATGGTCGACGTGATCGGCCTGGGTGCCGGCGTTGTCGACCGGCTCTGTGAGTTGGGCTTGCCGGCGCGGGGCGTCAACGTAGGCGAGAGTGCTTCGTACAAAGAGAAATACATCAACCGCCGCGCCGAACTTTGGTTCGACATGCGCGAGTGGTTCTTGAAGAGAGACTGCAAGATACCAAACGACCCGACGCTGATCTCGGAGCTTACGTCTCCGCGCTATCAGTTCACGTCGTCTGGAAAAATGAAAATGGAAAGCAAAGACGAGATGAAGCGTCGCGGCCTTCGGTCGCCTGACGTTGCAGACGCCTTGGTGCTGACAATGGAAAGCCCAGCGATCTCGTCTTTCAATCTTGGCGCCGCGTCATCCTGGCAGGGCCAACTTAAATACCCGAATTTGGGGATAGTCTAAATGTACAACGCAGAGCAAGAAGAGCGCATCCACAGTATCGCAAAGGCGGCTATGGTGGGCGCCGTTGGGTACATGGAAGATGAACTCAACGAAGACCGCGCCAAAGCTCTAAAGTATTTCAAGCAACGCGAGTTGGGTACGGAGATTGCCGGACGCTCGCAGGTTGTCACGTCCGAAGTGTCCGACACGGTGTTGTCGATTATCCCGTCGCTGATGCGTGTATTCACGTCGTCGGGCAAGTTCGTTCAATACGAAGCCGGTCGACAGTCTGCCGAGGCGTCAGCGTCCCAGGCGACGAAGTACATCAATAATGTCGTGTTCTCTAAAGATAACGACATGTTTACTATAGCATACAACTGGTTCTTCGACGCGTTACTTATGAAGACTGGTATCGTTACTTGGTATTGGGACGAGCGCGAGAAAACAGAAGTCGAAGAGTTCGAAGGTTTGACCGACGTTGAGTTGGCTGAACTTGTTATGGTGCGCGAGGCCAACGTCACGGCGCACAGCGAAAACGAAGACGGCACGCACGACATCACAGTCGAGACGGTGATCACGACGCGCAAGCTGGTTGTCGTCAATGTTCCGCCCGACGAGTTTATGATCAACGCACGCGCACGGTCGGTACAGGACAGCGACATCGTCGGCTGGCGTACGCGCCGGTCTGTGTCCGACTTGGTCGAAGAGGGTTTCGATTACGAAACCGTTAACGACATTGCCGGCGCTGACGTTGCAGAGACGAGCGAAGAGCAAGAGCGCCTATTCGATCAGATCGGCGTTGACGACGAGTCCATCGACGACGCGGCCCAAAAGGAAGTCTGGGTCTGCCAGATGTACATGGAGTTGGATGTCGAAGAGGACGGCACGCAGCGCCTTCTTAAAGTCACCCTGGGCGGCGAAGATGGTTCGACGCTGCTGAGTGTCGACGACGCGTACGAAAAGCCGTTCGCAATGATCTGCCCAATCCCGATTCCGCACACGGTGTTCGGGATGTCGATGGCAGACCTGACGATCCCACTGCAAGACATTTCCACGGCAGTATTCCGTGGCGTACTCGACAGCATCTACTTGGCGAACAACCCTCGCATGTTGGCGCTTGAGGGTAAGGTCAACCTAGACGACCTGCTCAACCCTCGCGCCGGCGGCGTTGTCCGCGCAAAGCAACTGGACGCCGTGCGAGAGTTAAACACGACGTTTGTTGGCGGTCAGGCGTTGCCGTTATTCGACCTGATCAACGACATGAAAGAAAACCGCACGGGCGTGTCCCGTCGCACGAACGGCCTGTCAGCCGAAGCATTACAGAACACCACCGCGACCGCCGCCGCTCAAATGCAGCAGGGCGCGGCTCAACGCCTCGACATGATCGCACGGCTGTTTGCGAACGGCGTGCAAGACCTATGTCGGGGCGTCTACAAATCACTTGTCCGCAATCACGGCGACCCGCGCAACGTCAAACTTGACGGCGTGTGGCAAGACGTTGACCCATCTTCGTGGGACGAAGAGGTCGACGTGCGCGTCTCGGTCGGCCTGGGCTTCGGTAACGACGAAGAGCGTATGCAGTCCCTGATGATGATCCTGAGCCTTCAAAAAGAGGGCATCCAAGCTGGGTCGTCTCTCGTCACTGAGGCGCACATGTACAACACGCTGGAAGACATGGTCGACATGTCGAAGTTGAACGGCGTCGAGTCGTACTTCCAGAACCCGGCTCAAGCGCAGCCGAAGCAGCCACAGCAAGATCCGTTCGTTCAAGTCGAGCAGATGAAGTCGCAAGCCAAGCAGCAAGAGATGCAAATGGACGCGCAGATGGATCAGGCGAAGATGCAAATGGAGCGCGAGCAGTTCCAGATTGAGATGGCGCAAAAGCGCGAACAGTTCCAGCAAGAACTTTCAATGAAGACGCAGCAGTTTATGGCCGAGCTTGACCTTAAGAAGCAGCAGATCGCTGCGGAGCTTGCCACACAGAAAGACCTTGCAGAGGTCGAGATGGGAGGTCGCGGAGGATGAGTTCTGACTGGTGGGGTATGCCGGCGGGTGTCTTAGATCAGACGCCGCAAATCAATCAACCGAACCTGTCGCCATCCATCGGCGACTATCTGTCGATGTTCCAGCAGCAGAACAACCAGTGGCGTCAGAGCTTCAAGCCGCAATTTAATCAGCCATACATGCCCGTCGCGCGTGACAACACAATCGTCGACCCAATCTTGAACAACCAGCCAGTCTATCGTTATGACCCCTGGCGTCAGGATGACAGTGGGGGTGACTCAGGCGTCCCAGGCGACGACCCCCAGGGGCCAGCCGTTGGCTCAATAACCGGCAGTCTGTCTAACGCATCGACATTGGGAAATATCGGGCTTGGGTTGGGTATGTTTGGCGCTCCAATGGGCCTCGCCGCCGCAATGGGCGCTATCGGCGCAAACGCTGATGTGGCGAACGCTAACGCGATGGCAGCAAACTCTTTTGGCGCCCAACCCAACGAGGTAAGTGTGCTGTCGGCAATGTTGAACGCCATATCACCTTTCGGCATGTTCGGCCAAGACGCCGCCGATCAGCTTTCCGCACTTGGCGCTGAGATGTCATCCGCTCCAGACGGGACTATGTCCGGCGACGAAGATAGTGGCGCTGGCACACCATCCCCAGGTTCCCCAGGCGCAGAGGCCGGCGCCATGACGGCGGCGAACGACGCGATTAGTGCAAACAGTAATGGTGGTGGCGGCGGGTCATCCGGTAACGGCGGCAGCGATAGTGCCGGCATGGGAGACTCTGACGGATCACCAAGCGGGACATGGTAAAATGAGTAACCCAGAAAAAGACATCGAACGCGCAAGCGAGGCGGATTATCTGCTGACGCACCCACTGCTCAAAGAGGCGTTCGACGTGATTGAAGAGACCTACACTGACGCGTGGAAGAACAGTCGCCACGACGCGACAACTGAGCGCGAGCGCGTGTACCTCGCACTGAATTTGCTTGCGACTGTTCGCGGGCATTTGGAGAGCGTTGTTGCCGGCGGCGTTATGGCGCAGCGGGACATCAACGAAGTCACCGGGAAGAAATCCTTCCTGAATTTTTAGCTAAGGAGAATTATTCATGGACGACCGCAACAACTCGCCCGAGGGCGGGACTGCTGAGTTGTCGATGGACGATGCTGTTTCGCTTCTCAATGCGAACTCTGATCAAGAACAATCGCCAGAGAAAACCGAGACCGTAACGCCCAAAGACAAAGTCGAAACCGAAGAGACTGAGGCCGAAGAGGCTGAAGAGGATGAGGACGACGAGGACGAGGGTGAAGCGGAAGAGGTCGATGAAGACGCTTCCGAAGAGGACGACGATGACGACGATGACGGTGTTGAGTTAGACCTCGACGCGATCATCGAAATTGATGGCGAACGCACGACGCTCAAAGAGCTTCGTGAAGGCGCCATGCGTCAGTCCGACTTCACGCGATCAAAGCAGCAATTGGCTGAAGAGCAAAAAGCAATTCAAGCCGAACGCCAAGCAATCGCGGAAGAGCGAGCGCGGTACGCGCAAGCACTCGATCAGTACGAGCAACGGATCCAGCAAGATGTCGAAAAGGAGCCCGACTGGGATGCCTTATTCGAGGACGACCCGCTGGAATACATCCGCCTCGAAAAGCAATGGAGAGACAAAAAAGAGGCAAGGCTGCGCCTGGAAACTGAACGCGAACAAGTGCGTCAGCGACAGGCCGTGGAACAGCAACGAGAACGGCAACAATACATGGAGCAAGGCAAGGCCGCGCTTCTTGAGAAGATCCCCGAGTGGTCAGACCCACAAGTCGCCGCAACGGAAGCCAGACAAATTGCTGAATTTCTTTTGAGCCAAGGTTACCCGCCAGAGGCGGTCCAAAACGTCAGCCCAACGGACATCTTGTTTGCCCGTCAGGCTATGAAGGCGATGAAGACCACCAAGTCGGCTGACATCGCGAAAAAGAAAGTCCAAGCCAAGCCGAAGGTTATTAAGGCCAAAAGCTCCAAACCGCAGAGTGCCGGCAAGACCACGCAACGTCGAAAACAACTGGCAAAACTTGAGCGATCAGGAAGCATTGAAGATGCCCTGCCGCTCTTACTCTCATAGGAGAAGACAAGATGGCACAGCCAACAAATACCTTCGATTCGTACGATGCAAAAGGCATCCGCGAAGACCTCGCAAACATCATCAGCCGGATTGACCCGACTGAGACGCCGTTCCAATCGAACGTCGGCAAGACGTCTGTGAGCAACACTTACTTTGAACACCAGACCCAAGCACTCGCCGCCGCTGACGCAGACAACGCGCACATCGACGGCGATGACACTGCCGCTGCCGCCGTTACCGGCACCGTTCGTGTCGGCGGTCGCACGCAGATCTTCAAGAAGTCGTTCACCCTGTCGGGTACGCTTGAAGCTACCGACCGCGCAGGTCGCGCTAAGGAAGCTGGCTATCAGGCACTGCTGAAGGGCTTGGAGCTTCGTCGCGACAAAGAAGCACGCTTCGTCGGGAACAAGGCATCCGTCACGGGCAACGCTACCGCCGCTCGCCAGACCGCCGGTATCCAGGCATGGTTGACCTCTAACGTGTCTCGCGGCGCGTCGGGCGCCAACGGTGGCTTCTCTTCGGGTAACGTGACTGCTGCCACTAACGGCACGCAGCGTTCGTACACCGAGACGTTGCTGAAGGCTGTGAACCAGTCGGTTTACACCTCCGGCGGCAAAGCCAAGATGTTGATGATGGGTCCTGCACAGAAGACCGTTTTCTCGGGTTTCGCTGGCCTCGCAGAAACTCGCGTCAACGACCCATCGGGTCAAACCTCGATCATCGGCGGCGCTGACAGATACGTGTCCGACTTCGGTACGTTGACCACCACGGTCAACCTCTTCCAAGACGCACGTTCGGCTCTCCTGATCGATCCTTCTAAGGCGAAAATCGCTACCCTTCGCCCAATGAAGCAAGAGAAGTTGGCGAAGACCGGCGACGCAGACAAGTACCAGATCGTCTGCGAAGAAGGCTTGATGGTTGAAAACGAAGCCGCACATGGAATTGTGGCTGATCTTTCTTAATCGCGACTGACCAGCGTTAAAGATGGCGGGGCTACCTTCGGGTGGCCCCGTTTCTTTTAGGGGATACACGCATGAAAAATAGCAACAAATACTCAGCCCCAAAGGCGGAGCAAAAGCCACAGGCGCCGAAGTACCGCGCACTCATTGACAAGATTCAAGGCGTTGACGGTCAGCCCGTCCACGTCGGCCAGATCATCGAATTGTCGGGCGGAGATGTCGAACTCTTCCTCAAGTGCGGGTACGTGGAGAAAGTCTGATGTCAGACAGGATGCTGCTCAATCGTCGGAATGGAATGGACGTTCACGCCACCATCCAAAATGACGGCAAATTAATTGTTGAGTACTCCGAGGACGTGCAGCCACACCTCGACCACAACAAGGCACTGCAAGCGGCAGACGATATTCACGTTCGCAGAAAACAGGACATGTGGCACGTCGCGCACATCCCGACGACCGTCATCTACAAGTGGATGAAGGAAGACGGCATCGACGTTTACAACCCCGAACACGACGCGGCAGTGAACGCCAAACTCAACTCCAATGAGTGGCGATACCTCAAGACGGCGGAGATCATTCTCTAATGGGCCTATCAACTTTCACGGAGCTAAAGGCGTCGCTCGCGGACTGGCTTGTCGACGACAACCTGACCGCCGTGATCCCTGACTTCATTCGGCTATGCGAGGCGCGTTTTCATCGCGACCTGCGCATCCGCCAAATGGAAGCTGTGTCCACGATTAACCTTACCGGCGGGACAGCCGAGGTTGCGCTGCCGACTGGCTTCTTAGAGAGCCGCGTCATGGTTCTCCAGTCGACGCCTGTGCGTGTACTGCCAATCAAGACGCCAACGCAATTCTACACCGACCACGGCGCCCAAGACGCCGGCACGCCGGAAGCGTACACCGTGATCGGCAGCAACTTCCACTTCGGCCCGACGCCGGCATCGAACTCCACTGCGACGCTTGTCTCGTACACAAAAGTTGACGCGCTGTCCGACAGTGTCGCCACGAACGCAATCCTCGACGACGCCCCAGACATCTACTTGTACGGCAGTCTTTTAGAGGCCGCGCCATACCTTGGCGAAGACGAGCGCATCACCGTTTGGGTGCAACTCTATGACCGCGCCGTCGATCAGCTAAAGTCCGTGGACGAGCGCACCGCGTGGTCGTCTGGCCCCCTTGTGCAGCGCGTTGAGGTCTACACGCCTTGAGCATCAAGCCCCTAGAGTTCGGCGAGTGGCTACCGGATCAGCCACCAATCGGAAACACCGGCCTGACGGTCGCCAAGAACTGCATTCCCTGGGCGCGTGGGTATAAGTCGCTGAACACCATCTCCGCATACAGTGGGGCGATCACAGCACGTTGCCAGGGCGCATTCTCCGGCATCGACGACACGAACAACGTGAACGACTTTGCGGGTGATGCAACGAAGCTATACAAGCTCACAGACGTGACGTGGGGTGACGTGAGCGGCACCACATACAGCGCACAGGAAGTTGACACGTGGAACTTCACGCAGTTCGGCCAGCGCGTCCTGGCGACGAACTTCACCGACCCTATACAGAACTTCACACTTGGCACGTCCACAGTATTCGCTGACTTGGCGGCGGGTGCACCGAAGGCGAAGTACATCACGAACTCGCGCAACTTTGTGTTCGCTGGATACACCAACGACGCGGTCGACGGCATCAAGCCGGCGAAGTTGATTTGGTCCGCGCTTGGTGATTCCACAGACTGGACGGCGAGTGTCACGACGCAGTCTGACTTTCAATACCTCAACGAAGAGAGCGGGCCTATCACGGGTGTCGTCGGGGGCGAATTCCTGACGGTATTCCAAGACCGAGCAATCACGCGTGCTGACTATGTCGGCCCACCGACCATCTGGAACTTCGACGAAGTCAGCAGCAACCTGGGTTGCTCCGTTCCGAACTCAATCGTGCAACGCGGCCAGGATATCTACTTTCTGTCGTCGGAAGATTTCTACGTGTTCTCGGCGTCGGGTATCCGTCCGCTTGGGGCGCAGCGCATCGCGAAGTGGTTCTACAGCACATTCAACCAAACATATCAGCACCGCATGTCATCTGCCGTGGATCCGATTAACTCTCTCATCATGTGGTCATTCCCAAGCGTCCTCTCCGCGAGCGGCACGCCAGACACAATCCTAATTTACAACTGGATTCTTGATCGCTGGTCGTACGCGGAAATCGATCACGACCTGATCTACCGGTCTCTGTCGAAGGGTTATACGCTTGAGGGGCTGGACGCCATCTCGGCGAGCTTGGACGCCATTACCTTATCTCTCGACAGCCGAGCATGGGCCGGCGGCAAGTTGCTCCTGTCTGCGTTTACAACAGATTTCAAGCTCGCATTCTTCACCGGCACCGCGCTCACCGCTCAACTCGACACTGGCGACTTTATGCCACGCACAGGGAAGACATCGCACCTCAGACGCGTTCGCCCCATCGTGGACGGCGACAACGCGGTGGTCACAGTTCAGCACGCCGGCCAGAACAAACCAACGGACAGCGTGACATTCTCAACAGCCGTCGCGCCGAACGACACGACCGGCAACACCGGCCTTCGCAAGAAGGCGAGATATCATCGGCTGCGCTTCAATATCTCTGGCGGCTTCGATCACGCGCAGGGGTACGAAGTCGATAGCAGCGTGCTGGGTCACCGTTAATGCGGTCAGTCCCAGCAACATACAGAGACGCTACGTCGCACTTGCGTCTTGTCGTAAACGCGCTGCGTGAGCTTGCAAAT